ATTTTTCTATTTTTCTATTTTTCTATTTTTCTATTTTTCTATTTTTCTATTTTTCTATTTTTCTATTTTTCTAAAATACATTTTGATGTGTAGCAAGTTCTTGACCAAGCATTCCCATAAATCCAATCATAGCTAGACGTCCATTGTTAAGTTCTTTATTTAATAGATCATCACTAACTAGACTAACATTAACATTAAAGATATTTCCAGGCTGATAATCTTCTTTAAGCATAAATGTTGTTTGTGTTTGAAATGGATTAACCCAGCCACGTCCCATGCGCAGTAGTTCATATGAAGCAACTCCTAGCCAGAATGGTGCTTGATGATAAACATCCATAGATGCTAAATAATTAATACCAAGCATAGAATCATCTTTATCCATTAGTTCAAGAAATGGAATAACTGCTGTTGCTAGCATTGCAGCACGACCATGTTGAAGTTCAGCTTCACGGGTAAATTTTACACGATTTTCACTCTTATTTTTAAGAATATTTAGTGGATCAAAATTTTCAATTGGAGGAGTTGAACCAACATATTTAAATGTTTTAATTACAGGAGTTTTCATAATGAGAGCATTGGACATGATAAACATCATCATGATCATTGTAGTTTGCATAATATATATTTTATAATATACTAAAATCTTTAAATATTTTTAAAAATCAATTTTTTTTATTAACATATTTTTTAATCATATTCATAATCACTATCAAAATCATCATCATCTGGTATATTATTCATATTATATTCTTCATCTTCTATTTCTTGTGTATTTGCCATTTCTTCTTCAATATCCATTTTGTAAATTTCTTTATTCATATCAGTAACATTGCTTTGTTTTTTTAGCATTTGTTCTTTTATTGCTTGTTTTTCTAATTCTGCTCTTTCTTCATCATAGTTTTCTTTAACATATTGTGTAAGACCTTTTTGTAAACCTTTGCTCCATTTTTCTAATTTATTATTTTTAAAAATTGTTTCAATATCTCGTTCTTCTTGTGATAAATCTTTTAAATATTCTGTTATTAAATCTTTTTCTTTTTCTTTTGCTATTAAAATATTTTGTCTTACTTTATTATAAGAATTATTTATTAATTTATAGTGCTGATTCATAATATTAAAGAATGTTAATAAATAATTTATAATATCCTCATTTATAGTATTTTTATTAGAATCAGAACTTATTGAAATTAAAAATTCATCTGAATTTGCAATATCTAATATATCATGTATAATATTTAAAAATATAAATTTATATAAATTTTCTATAAATACTTCATCAAAAACACTATAAAGAGTACTAGTCTTTTTATAACTTTTTATTATAATATTATTTTTATAATATATATTATTTATTAAATCTATTAAAATTTTACTCCTAGTATTCAATAATTCAAATATTTTATTAAATTCTGGAAAAACATTTAAACTCATAACAGGTAAATAATATTTTTTTAAAATATTAAATATATCATTATTATGCACTTCAGATAAATTCCAATGTTTTGGTACATCATTGTAATTTATATTTTTATTAGTTATTATATTTGGAAAAATATTTGTTAAGTTTTTTAAATAATTCAATACAAAATGATGATCATTTATTGTAAATTTAATATTTAATGATTCTTCTAATGTTTTAAAATTTAATTTAGTTAATGAAGTTATTGTTTTAAATTTTCCTAATAAACTATTTTTAATTATATTATTATTAGAAATTAAATAATTTTTTATTTCTCTGTTTAATGAACCACTACTTGAACCATCATTTAATAAACTATAACTATCTAAAAGTTCCTCTATTTTTGTAGTTAATGTTTCATAATTTTTTTCACCTTCATTACTAGTGTAAATAGTAATAATATTTCTAATAATTTCAAAATTAGATATGTTACTTTTATTAGTTAAAGCATTCATATTTCTTTTATTAATCAAATTTAATAAATCTTCAAAACTTGTTTTATCATAATTTTTACCTTGTGATTTTAAATTACTTATTATATCAATAATGTTCATATCTTTATAATCTTCACTTGGTTTATCTAAACATATTGCTTTTAATTCATCATCAATTGGTAAATTATTATTAAAATTACAATAATAAACAAAAGATTTATATATTGTATTTTCACTAAAATAATTATCTATTTTTGGATAATTAAATCTTCTATTTTTAATATCATAAATAATAACTGATTTATTTAATTCAATTAATCCTGCTTTTAATATGTTATAAACATTTAATAAACTATTTTTTTCATTTATAGTTTTATCATGATTATTCAAAAATTTATATATATTTTTTTCATCATAACAACATGAATTTTCTATAAATGGTACTCCATTATTATTTTCCAATATAATTGCTTGTTTTTCAATAATTAATTCTATACTTTCTATTATACTCATGCTTAAAAACATCATTTTTGATTTTAACGTATCATAATCATTATTAATTTTTCCTTTTTTAATATTTTCTAATATACTATCATTAAAATCACTACTTAAAGGTAATATTTCTTTTGGATCTATAGTTATTAATTTTAAAGGTGGATAAAAATTATGCCAATTTATTTCTTTATTATTTTCACTATCTGCACTTTGAGAGTCATATGACTTAAGATACTCCTTCTTTAATTCTAATAATTCAACAATATCTTTATTTGATAATATAAATTTCTCTATAATATTCATTATTTTTTTAACTAACACACTTTCATTTATTTTTAATATACTATTCCATGGTTTTATTGAACTTTTCATTTTACTTGCAACACATGCAATATAAACTATATTTTTATTATCATCTGTTAACGGATAACCATGCAAATATTTAACACAACCTGGAAAAGTTTTTTTTGTAGTTATATTTGGAATATTTATTAATATGCAAATACTAATAAAAGTTAATGTTAATACTAATAATGATAAATTATATGTTTCTTCATAATCTGGTAATTTTTTAGATTTACCTTCTTTTTTTGCAGTTTCTAATATCAGTTTTTCATATTGTGCTTTTGAAGGTAAAGTTTTGTTAATTAATTTAAATACATTTTGCATTATAAACTCAATATGATTTTCTAAATTAATATTCATATTGTTTGTTATACCATTTATTACATATTTAATCATTGTTATGGAGCTGTTAATACTTTCTTTTTTTTCATTAAATATATTAAATTCATCTATTAATTCTTTTGTATTTAATTTAAATCCTTTTTCATCATATCCTTCATCACTACTAAAATCTATATTTTTAATAATATAACCACTATATTTATCTACCCAATAATTACTATCATCACTTATTGTACCTTGATTAGCACATATAGTATCTAATTCTAACAAATAATCTCCTTTACTTAAAAATACATTTGCTAATTTTAATAAAAAAGCTGGCATTAGTTTTATTCCTGTTTTAATACAATATAACCAATTATTGTCTTCATCATTTATTGAACTTCTTGTTAATCTTAAACAAAAAGTTTTAATAAAAATTTGTTTTTTACTAAAATCTGGATAATTTAATATACTATCTCTCAAACTTTCATATGGAGAACTAATTATTTTTAAATCATCCAAAATATTGTTATGTTTTTTTAATATATTATTAACATAATGTGTTTTTTCTTTTCTTATTTTTAATATATTATTTAAATATTTATTTGCATTTTCATAACTAGTATTTAATTTTTTCTTTATATCTTCAACACTTATATCATATTCTATATTAAATGTTTTGAGTATTTCATCAACATCTTGTTTCATTGTTTTATTTATAACTTTTGATTTATCAACACATCTATCATCTTTATATAAACATTCTTTATTGGAATCACAAAAAATTTTATTTGAATCTATATAAAAATTATCTTTGAATTTTTCATCAATAATCCATACATTATTTTCTCTAATAAAAATAACATTTTTATTATTTGTTTTATCAACTAACAAACAATAATCTCCATCAATTACTTCTTTTTTTTCATTTATAATTGCTTTTGCTTCTCTCACTGCTTTTTCTTTTGTCATATTCATCTTACTTTCTATTTCATTTTTTAAAAAATTTAAAAATTCTTTTGAATCCATTGTTTCTTTTTCATTGTTATATTCATTTATTAAACCATAATATGTATTGTCATAAATTACATCAAAATAAATTAATTTATTATTATCATCATTTAATTCATCAATAGATTTGTATTTTTTACTTAAAAAATATTTTTCACACTCAGATGATTCTACTTTTTCATCTTCTTTAATAGTTTTATCTTTTTGTTTAATGAAATTATCTAATAAATTAGAAACAATAAGATCCATTATAGTTTTATTCAAATTATTAAATAAAAAGGCTCCACCATCAATTTCTATAAAATAACTATATAATTCTACATCATTATATAAATCTTCATTAATATTATAATTTTTAAATAATTCTTCTTTTAATTCTTTTGAAATTAAATTAAAAGAATTTTTATATATAGTTTTTAAATATTCATTATTATCACTATTTAATTCACTAACTAAATTAGATAATAAATTTTTATTAATTTCTATATTTTTTATATAATCACTTACATTATTATTTAATAAATTTCTTATAATATTATAATCTTCATTATTTAAAGTATTTAATGAAATGTTAAATACTTGTAAATCATTATTTAAAATACTATTATTTATATATTTTTTATCAATATTTAAAAAATTTATTATTTTATTGTTAGTTGGAATAAATGATTCTAATAAATGATTATAATAAATTGGATAACTAGCTGATTCTATTGAATTAATATAAAAACTATTTATATTATTAAATAATTCATTTTCTTTGTATATATTATTATTAGTATTTATAAATTGTTCATTACTATAATCATCTATAATAAAATTATTTATATTAGTATTTTTATTTAATATATTAAAATAATTAATAAAATTTAAATTTAAATGAGTTTTTTCATACAAAGAAGTATAATCTAAATTTATTTTTGAAAAATTCATAACTTGTTTTGGTAATGTTAAAAATCCACCAATAGTTATTTTAGTGTCTTCTATTAAATTTTTTAATTTATATTTCTTTTTATTACCAATTTCATCACTATATTTTGTTTTTATATTACTACCAAAATGATCTATAATAAATGGTTTTTTCATAAGTTTTCCATTGTTTATTACAAAACTATTATAATCATCAAAATTATCATTCAATATATGCATATCACTATTTAATGTTTTTAATTCATTGTATATATTTACATTATTATCAAAAAGGGAGTATATTTCATTTATATATTTTTCATAAGTATATAATGAATCTTTTGATGTTTTTTTTCTCCATTTTTCATTAATATTATTTAAATCTTCTATATATTTGCCTATTTCATTTTTATTATAATTAGTATCAATTTCATCATCAATAGTATCTAGAAAAATATTTCTTTTATACAAACCAATAGGCATTAACCAATAATATTTTTTATTTAAATTTAATAAATGTTCTTTTAATGGTTTATAATATATAGTTTTTTCTTCTTTCATTGATGGAATATTATTTAAATCAAAATCAGAATATAAGTTCCTTAATTCTTTAAATCTTTTAGCTTCTAAAAGTATTTGTTCTTTAATATTATCATCTAAATATTCTTTTTTTATTGCATTTAAATTATTATCTAAATAATCCTCTAATTGTTCTTCTAATAAATAACGTTTCTCATTATCTGGCACTTCAACACTATAAAAAATTTCTTCTGTTTTCTCTCCAAATTCTATATTATCTAATATAATTTCATTAAAATCATTATAATCATTTACTAAAAAATCATCATCATAATCTTTTAAATTTTGTGAACCTAATTCATCTTTAACTAACTCATCATCTATTTTATTGCTTTCGTCTTTTTTAAATTCACTAATATCTTCTTCACTTGATCTTAAAATTATTTTTTCAATATTTAAATTTTCAGGAATGCCGCTATATGCAAAATCTATATAATAAATCTTTTTATCAGGTATTGATTGTATTTCTATCATATCATCTTCTATATTTACAATTCTAGCATTTAAAATAAATGGTAATTTGCCACCAAAATATATACTTATTATTTTATCTATTTTTATATTATTTTGTTGAATATAACTGGGAGAATCATTTCTAAATAATAAGTCTATCTTTTTAATAGATTCTTCTAAAAATACATTATCTTTAAATTCTAATGTTAAAGATGTTTCATCATTTTTTAAATTAATTTTTTTCTCATTTATGTAATCTATAATAAATATTTTATTATGTAAATTTATATTTGAAGGTGCGTCTATTTTAATTATATCACCTAATTGTAAATTTATATTATTAGAATTAACTTTACTTGTCATTATATTTATACTTATACTATAATTATAATATATTTATTATTAATAAATATATAATAATTATATATTTATTAAATTAAATTAAAGATTATTTATAAATATTATTAGCATTATTATGTATACAAATATATATGAATTAGATTTAAATAATGATTACAATGATTCTGAAAAATTTATTAATAAAAAATATACATTTAATAATAATGAATACAATATTATAAAATATAATAAAGAAACACTTAATAAATATAAAGATAATGAAGATTATTTTAATACATTATCAAAATATAGATCTGTTATTATAAAAAATGATAAACTTATTTGTTATAGTCCTGCTAAATCTATAAATTATGATAAATTTATAGAAAAATATAATATAAATAATTCATGGGTAGAAGATTTTATTGATGGAACAATGATAAATGTTTTTTATGATGTAATTAATGAAACATGGGAAATTGCAACTAAATCTACAGTTGGAGGTAATATTCTTTTTTTTAATGATGTTAAAACATATAATTATTTTAATACTACTAATACAAATGATAACAATAATAGTAATAAAGTAAATTATACATTTAGATCTATGTTTTTTGAAGCATGTAATTTAAATAATTTTGATTTAAATACATTAGATAGAAAATACACTTATACTTTTATTTTACAACATCCATTTAATCGAATTGTTACACCTATTACTATGCCAACTATTTATTTAATTAAAATTTATGAAATAATTAATAAAATAGATGAAAA